TCGTATCATTTCCCTCAGATGATGTTAGGGTTGAAACGTACTCCTTGAAGTCTTGCGCCTCTTTGACACTGACCAGTGATGGTGTATCAGCCTTCATACTAGCCATATTCAGTTGCATCATCAGTGCTATGCTTGGTTTAACCCCTATAACATCTACGATAGGTTTTACATCAGCTACAGTAAAATCCTCTCCAAGCCCAAAGAAGGCAGCCTGCTGGGGATTTTTCTTTAGCATCCCAAAGACCATCTCTTGAGCCTGTTTGCTAAGAGCCTTTTCTTTTTTCTTTTCTCCCGCAACCTGTATAGCGGAGCCAATGGTAGCACCAAGATTAGCTAGTGCGTTCGCTCGTATAGTAGCCGCATTAGCAAAGCCACTGTAGTCCGCGTTAGCCAGTTCTGGTCGAATTGTTGATCCTGATTGAAATGCCATAATATATTATCCTTTTTTTAGTCTTATTCTTTGCTAGCAATAGCAGCACCGATTGCACCAATACCACCCGCTACGCCTCCGATCATAGCTGCTTGAGCTTGATCCTGCATACCCTGGAACGTAATGTCCTGTCCCCGCTGTTGTAGTGCTGCATTGTAACCTACGTTAGGATCGAATAGCTGAGGACCCATTTGACCCTCTGCACCTCTCTGTGCCGACGATAGTGATTGACCACCAAGAGCAATGGCAGAAGAAGAACGGCCCAAGATAGTATTACCTATGTCACCCGCTAGCAAACGGTTTTGATTAAAAGCCTGCTGACCCATGCCTGCCGCTTCTCGACGAAGACCTGATAGGTATTGTTCACGGCCCATGAGTTGACCAGCGATTGCACTCTGGTCCGATATACGACCTTGACGCTGAGCCATGCCCAGTGCCTGCTGATCGACTAGACGTTGTTGCTCAGGGTTTAGACCCTGCGCGCGCTGATATAAATCCCCTGCCATAGCAGTCTGCTGCTCGGCTAGTCCTGTGCTGTATGGGTCAGCTCCACGGTAAGCCTCGACTACTTGAGGTGCGAACTCCTGCAATGCACCTACGTCGGACTCACGTTGTAGCTGTAACTGCTCACGCTGTAAGTCACCCGCTCGCCTTGACTGATCCTCGAGTAGGTCAAACAATCCCGCTTGTGGTGCTAAAGTTGGTGAAAGCTGTTCAAGGTTTTTCTCTAACTGCCTTTTTCTTTCTTCGGCCTTCTTCCTTTTACCTCCCCTTAAAACGTTTCGTCCGCTTTCATCTACTTCAGCTAGATCTCTGTCCAAAGAAGATATATTTCTTTGCACTCCTTCATACGCTGGATTGGCAACTTCCTCAGTTCGCCCCTGTGCCATCGTTTGAATGTCGGCAAGCTCCAGTGCAGTATATAGCGGACGAAAGGTTGCCTCCGATTCAAGTAAACGACCTTGAAGCAATGGGTCCGTAATTCCCTGTGCTGACTTAAATTCCTTCTTGCCAAATAGGTATTGACCCATTGACTTACCCGGATCAATTGGCTTAGGAGCATCGGAACTACAAAACAGTATTAAGTGCCGCTTACAAAGAAATGACCAAAGCCATCTGTTGATGGGTTCAAGAATAAATTTAAATAATTTCATTAGATACAAACAGGTTAGTTTTCCATATGGGTTCGTAGCCAAACTTTTGCATATGGTTGATGTAAGGTGAGTTATTGTTGCAGGCGATAAAGTAACCGTTCGGTGAGCGGTCATCCATTATAGTCCGAAAAGTATTATTAAGTATCAAGGACTCCTTGGCGTTAACGGCATCGGACTTATGCCAAACCATAACCAGTGGTATCGAGCCAAGCGACCAGCCACCAACTACTTCGTTGCCCTTCTCAATAATATGAGTAGGATAAGTCATCTTGTCATTGTCCGCAATAGCGGCATTAATAACAAGTTGTTGCTCCTCTGGAGTTCTTATCTTTCTGGCTTTAGGTAATGGCATGGAAGTTAAATTACTATATCAAATTATATTAGTCCACTATTATCTACCAATGGCTTGCCAGTAAACTGAATCATTACTACTTGAGGTGTCTATAGTAAACGCCGAAACGCTTGAGGCAGTAATGGTAGCCATAGCCCCCCTTGCCGCTGAGTCCCTCGGCGTAAGGCAAATTGATATAACTGCATTAGGAAATGCTACACCATATGTTACCGTTCCGTCAGCACCTGAGTTTTCTCCAAACTTCATAATTAAACCATTAGGAAGCGTTATGCTTTCGGTATCATTAGCCACAGAAGCACCCAAAACATTGTCTGCTTTCATCTGTGCTTTTGGTGCTGCGTCAGCATACACCTTAATATTACCCTGGGTTGCACCCTTGGTGTCACTAGTTCCCAGGGAGTCACTGTTAATCAGTATGCCCGCATTGTCTACAATAGGAATTGCGGTAGGCACTGCGGCTCCGCCTGACACATTTCCAAGGACCGTCTGGTCGGCTTGGGTCGCCATCTTTGCTAGGGTAATAGCATTGTTTTCAACCTTTACTGTCGTGACCGCATCAGTAGCAAGTTGAGTAGACGATATACCACCATTCTTGACAATAATTTTCTTCGGAGTAGAACTGTCCAGGGCTGTAGTGCTGTCATCAACGGCTCCCGCTGCAAATGTTGCACTATCAACTAGGGCATCTAGTTTAGCCGCCGTGACCTGATCGCCAGTTGTAAAATCTGTTCCTTTTGATAAAATTGCCATTATTCTGCTTTGTTAGTTGAACGGAAGGATATGGACCCATCGGCTTCAACGGCTCTAATCTTTGGTCTTCCTAATGTATTATTAATTGTAAATTGTATTCCGTAACCTCGACGGTTACCTATTCTACCACGGATGGACACATCTTCGGCCTCAGCTAGAGTTGAGCCAACGAAGTCGCTAAGTGTGCCTAAAGTAAGATCAGCATCCGGGTTCTCTGTCTCAGCAGATATATCAAAGTTAGATACCGTAGATGCCCCGGATTCAATGTGCATTTCAAACTGCTTCCAGTTTTTTCTTTCCAGATTCCCAAGTGTGTATTGACGTGTAGTCAGTGAACCAGGGACATTAATACTCTTTGAATCCCCGCCAATCTGAGTGACTACCCTGTCAACGCCATCAACTCGTTCATCCAGTTTCTGGACACCGCCAATGTCATTGACTGCATATACTCCACGTGCATCGCCTTCACCAACAACCAACAGGTTAGAAATGTGAAAGTCCGTATCATTGACTTGGTCAATACTTTCCCACTGCTTGTTAAGGAAGTTGTAAATTATTATAGCGTTGTTCTTAGTTGAGTCATCCAGAGGAACGGCCAAGAAGTACCTGTTATCAAAGTAAACAGATACGGACTTGTCCCAATGCGCCTTGTTGATTCTTTTAATAGTTACGTTAATTGCCTCACTTAATGGAGTCTCAGTGCCACGAAGGTTGTATTCATCAAAAAACTGAGTGCTGTAAACACCGTTGTCAGATAGAAAGATAACCTGATTACCAACCTGTGTAATTGACTGACGAGCCACACAACCAACTTCGTTAGTTAAAAGCCTAGCACTAGCTGCTTGCAGGGACGTTGTATTAGTAACTAAGTGAATACTATTACGATTGAACACCATCAGATTGTCCTCCGAAAAGGAGTGCAGGCCTACGTTAAAGTCAGCTTCGCCAGCATTAAATCTGTACTGAGCATATATCTGGTCATAGGTATCACTGTCCAACAAATCAGATGCTATAATTTCATCTAGTGTGCCTCTGGAGCTAAATGAATCCGTTGACGCATCAACATCAAACTTGAATGGCATGACTAACCGACGTTCGTGATATACGGCATATGGTGGCGCAGGCATATGGCTGAAGCCTACCCCGACCGATACTCGTTTTTGCACAGTTCCGTTTTTATTTGTAGTATCAGCCTTATCCGTAATAAACGTAAAGGTCGTTGTACTCGGTATTGATTTAACAACAATAGTATCACTAACCGCATAAGTAGAGCTACCTGCGTCTGTAAAGGTTAAAGTATCTCCTACCAATAAAGTAGCCACCGCCGCAGTACTAGCTGTTGCTGTTGCTATGCCACTAGCGTAATCAATGTCAGTAAGTGAAAGGGGAATTGGTTGAGTATAAGTACCGCTAGCTACCTTTTTAAAATCATTAGAAACAAGGGAGGCACTTGACACTGTATAGGTTTCATCGCCGCTTGCTGTAAGTGAATAAGTAAATCTCGTATCATCTACCCTTGTAATAGTTTTAGCCGAACCATTAGGATCAGTAGTACTGAATCCCAAATTATGTATTGTAACAAGATCCCCAGTTACTAAGTTATGGTTCGTGCTTGTAGTAATATTCGCCGTATTACTTGAACCAGTGACCGTTGCAGAGCTAATTATGGATAGTGTTAGATTATTTTCTAATGCCGTATTACCATCACGAAATATAAATACTTTGTTAAATGCTTGAAGCATGGATGCTGAATCCGATATAGTCACTCCAGTTGGATAAACAAGATCCGTAGTTACTCCAGTGGCTATATTAACAGCAACCGCTTTTGAGTTAGCGGCAAATATAACATATTGACTAGCTGATGCGTTAGGATCCGAGAAAGCACAGGAGCCATAGATAGCATTGACAGCACCATCATTTAGTATGCCGAACTTTACTGTTGCAGTCCCACTGGCTGTTCCGCTGTATGTTTGGTCAGCTATGGTAATCTGTGTGCTACTATTTTTAGTGAATGCACGATCACCATTTACCGCAGGTGTAAGTCCTGATACGCCTGAGACATTAACTGTTCCGGAGCTAGGAAAATTCGTAGCAGCAACATCTGTTAGAACCACGGCTCCGTCAGTCTGTGCAGCCGTTACAGATGTATCATCAGCAACTAAGTAGAACGGAAGAGTAAGAGCCTCTCCACCTGCGGACAGAGGGCTAACAATTAATTCTAAGCCCTTTCTTACCTGGGCTTCACCCCTGCGGTCAGTCCGAATGTTCTGTGCATCAGCAAGCAGGTTAGGCGGCAACTGGTCAGGTCGCATCCTGTTATTAAAACCAATGAAACCAACATCTCCATCCTTGGAAATGCGGTCATCTAGTCCTGCGTATGTACGGTATTCGGGCATTGATTATATTAACATTTCCAACGCTTCAAGGCCAGTGCCTTCCGTGTTGGTCTTCCTTTTGAATCCTTCATTGGACCCTTAACACCAGACATTCTGGCACAAAATGATTTCTTTCTCGCTAGCTTCTTACCCTTTGGATTGGATTCCGTGACCGGAGCCTTGAGGTTAGCACCAGTCTTGCGTTTAAAGTAGGCACGACCAGCCGCTGTGAGTCCGCCCTTTTCGCTTTTGTGTTCCTTCCTCATTTACTTTTTACTTTTGCTTTCTTATTTTTGAAAAGCATAATTAGTTTTTACACCTGACTCCGACGGAGACTTACCTATACGCAATGCCTCTTTAATCAGTGCTTTTTCTTTTGCTGTTCTAGCTGGCTTAAAATCTTTAATTTTACGATTTTTGCGTTCTTCTATAATTTCTCTAGTAAACTTATTGAGATTTTTGCTTCTGTTAAGTACATCCTTAGAAATTTGTTTTCCTAAAACTATGTCTCTTACTGTAGGTTTATATTTTTTACTCATTTGCTTTTTACTTTTGCTTTAGGTGTATTTGCTACGACTGTTCTTCCTTTGGCTCCTGCTGCTTTCTTTTTTCTAGCTGTGCTAGCTCTCTCTGCTTTCGTAAG